TAGTCTTACAGAAGGCTCTAGTAACCTTTATTACACTGATGCAAGAGCGCAAGCAGTTTCTATCAACAATGTCGTAGAAGATACTTCGCCTCAACTTGGAGGCGCTCTTGACTTAAACTCACAAAATATTACTGGTACTGGTAACATTTCTACCACTGGTGATTTAACACTTACATCCACTGATACTGGTTCAAGTGCAGACCCTATAATTAGTTTGGTTCGTGATAGTTCAAGTCCTGCTGATGCAGACTATCTTGGTCAAATTAAATTTTTAGGTGACGATGACGGTGGTAGTCAACACGTTTATGCAAAGATAACTGGTAAAATTGCTGATGCATCTGCTGGCACAGAAGATGGTATTATTGAAATTGCAAATGTTAAGGCTGGTACAAATACTATTACTGCAAGATTTACGTCATCTCTTCTAAAGTTGTTGAACGGTACAGGGTTGACGGTTGATGGTAATACGACACTATCTGGTACACTAAACGGACATACAATTCCTGGCGGTTCTGGTACACTTGCATTGACAAGTGATATTGGGTCTACAGACTTATCTGCCGATTCAACTCCTCAACTTGGAGGCGACTTGGATGTAGTCACACACGGAATTGTTTCCACCTCAAATAGAAACATTGCAATTACACCAAACGGTTCTGGTAAAGTTATCATTGATGGACTATCACATCCTGTCGCAGACGGTAACGCAGGCCAAGTTTTAAAGACAGATGGTTCTGGTAATCTTGCATTTGCTTCAGTTGGTTCACTTGCTGGTTCTGGTATTCAAAATGTATCAGATGATAGTTCTCCTCAACTTGGAGGCAACTTAGATGTTGTGACACATAGTATTATATCAACATCCAATAGAGATATCAACCTTACACCGAATGGTTCTGGTAAAGTTGTTGTGAGTTCAACTGGTATTGAGTTTAGTGATGGTTCAGTTCAGACTGCCGCTGGTGCCGATCAAGGATTTGCAATCGCCATGGGCATTGCACTTGGGTAGTATAAATACTATAAAAGGATAAATTAAATGGCAATACCTACAACAAGAACAGATTTTAAAGAGTGGTGTCTCAGGAGTCTAGGTAAGCCTGTAATCGAAATTAATGTCGATCCAGATCAGGTAGAAGATAGAATAGACGAAGCTTTACAATACTTTGCACAATATCACTATGATGGTGTAGAAAGAGTATACCTAAAATACCAAATTACACAGGCAGACATCACTCGTTCTAGAAGTGATAATAGTCTTGCACAGGTTACGGATGTTGATTCGTCAACAACAGCAGTCTGGAAAGAACAGAAGAACTACATTCCTGTTCCAAGTTCTGTTATGTCTATTGTCAAGGTATTCCCTATGACAGACAAAGCATCACTGAATATGTTTGATGTTAGATATCAGTTGAGACTAAATGACTTATATGATTTTAGTTCAACTTCTTTGATACATTACGAAATGACAATGCAACACTTAGATTTCTTGGATCATATTCTTATCGGTGAGACTGCAATACGTCACAACCAACATCAAAACAGATTGTATCTGGATGCTGATTTTCAAACAGACTTTGTTGATGGAGATTACATCATCATTGAATGTTATCGTGCAATTGATCCTGCTACATATTCTGATGTTTACAACGATATCTTTTTGAAGAAGTACACGACACAACTTATCAAGAAACAATGGGGTGCAAACCTTTCCAAGTTCCAAGGTATTCAGATGTTGGGTGGAGTTGCTCTTAATGGTGAACAGATTTACACGCAGGCTCAAGAAGAGATTGATAAATTGGAAGAACAGATTCAACTTGCATACGAACTGCCTCCAATGCATATGATAGGGTAAGTTATGCCAACAAACGTATATTTTGATACAGGTACGAAACCAGAACAAGCGCTCTATGAAGATTTGATGATAGAGCAATTGCGTATCTACGGGCAGGATGTTTATTACATTCCTCGTAAGATGGCTGGTACTGATACTATTTGGCAAGAAGATATTAGTTCTTCTTTTGAATCTTCATATCTTATTGAAATGTACATGGAGAACTTAGATGGGTATGAGGGTGAAAAAGAACTCATGTCTAAGTTTGGTTTAGATATACAAGACGATGCAACATTCATTGTTGCAAGAAGAAGGTGGGAACAATTTGTTTCTATAGATAATAATGTAATTGTTTCATCACGGCCGAATGAGGGAGACTTGGTTTATTTTCCAAAAGGAAACAAACTATTTGAAATCACATTTGTAGACCATGATGATCCATTCTATCAGGTACAGAATCTACCTACATATAAGCTCAAATGCAAAACTTTTGAATATGCATCTGAGGTTATCGACACAGGTATTGCAGAAATTGATGCCATTGATGCTGACAATTCTTTGGATATGATGCAACACCAAATTACTTTGGAAACCGCTACTGGTACTGGTTCACTAATTTTAGAGAATATAGTAGAGAGTGCTGCGGCGTCCTATATAATACTAGAAACTTATAATATCGCACTGATTGATGAGAATTCACAAAATGATGACTTTGAACTTGCAGATGACAATATATTAGACTTCACTGAATCTAATCCATTCGGTGATGCTGGGATGAAATAACTATGATTGGACAATATTTTTATAATCAATCCACACGAAATGTTGTGGTAGCATTTGGTACTCTTTTCAACAATATTCAGTTGACAAAGAAAGATGCGAGCGGCGCTACTATTCAGGCAATGAAAGTTCCTCTTGCGTATGGGCCTAAACAAAAGTGGTTGGCAAGACTGACTGAAGACCCCAACCTTGCAAAAAAGGTTGCAGTAACTTTACCTCGTATTGGTTTTGAGATTTCTGGTATAACATATGATGCGACTAGAAAACAAAACAAAGTAATTAAGGTGAAGAAGGTTGCAGACGGAGCTGACAACGAACAGGTGAAATCAGGATTTATGCCTGTTCCATATAACGTGGAGTTTGAACTGTTTATCATGTCAAAAAGTTCAGATGATGCACTACAAATTGTAGAACAGATTCTTCCATACTTTCAACCAGAGTACACAGTAACTTTAAGAGAGAGCCCAGACTTGGATATCATTCGTGATGTTCCAATCGTACTCAATAGTATCTCATATGAAGATGACTATGAGGGTGACTTTACAAGTAGAAGGAGTGTTATCTACACTTTGTCTTTTACTGCAAAGTACTACTTGTACGGCCCAGTAACATCGCAAAATGTTATTCGTACTGTACAGGTTGATCAGTATGCGAATATGCCTGTCAATGCACCTTCAAGAGAACAAAGATATACGGTTACACCGAATCCATCTAATTCTACAGCAACAGAGTTTGACCCTGATGATGATAACTTTGGATTTAATGAAACATCATCTTTCTTTGAAGATGCGAAAACTTATGACCCTAAGACGGACACGGACGTATAAATAGTATAAAGATTTAGGAAAAAGATATGGCAAGCATTCTAAAAGTAAATGAGATACAACATACTGGTGGCACTAGTGCGCTGACTGTATCATCCACTGGGCAAGTTATTCCAAAATGGTATGCAATACGAGCATTAAAACACGTTGCCGTTAATTGGACAACTGGTGGTGCATCTGCTGGAACAGCAGTTACATTTAACAATACTAGCGTGGAAGGTGCATTTAATTCTGGATTTACTGTAACTAATCTTGCAACAGATGGAAAGTTTATTATACCAGTAGATGGTATCTATAGAATTTCATTCTCTTTTTTAGTCAACAACAACAACACTTCCGGCGGCAATACCTATGTTACAATTGTAAAAAATAATACAACAGGCAGCGGCGGCGCTAATGCGTCTACACTGTACAACGATTATCATGCTTTTGCCGCTAATACACACACGATGGCTCAGGGTACTACTATAGTACAGTGTGCGGCAAATGATTACATCTGCATCTGTAAAGAGGATAGTTTTAATTATTGGGGGAATGGAACATCAACATCTGCGGCCGGATGGGGATATAATCAGTGTTGTATAGAACTAATCGGATCATCAGTTTAGGATAGAAAAATGGCAATTAGAAAAATCGTATCAAGAAGTATCGGAGTTGATGTTATCGCTGCAGAGGACTTGGCGGCAAACTCTGTGACTGCCTCTGAAATTCAAGACGGTGTAATTACACAAGCAAAACTTGCATTTACTCCTGGCGGTGGTGGTGCATATCAAGGGGATAATAACTCTGGTGCCTTGAGTGGTTCTAAGGCAGATATCTTTAGAGTACATGAACAACAACTAGATACAAACGTAACAATCGCATCAACGGACAATGCTCTTGCAGCAGGCCCGTTGTCAGTCGCAAACAATATCACTCTCACTGTTAGTGGTAACTTGACAATCATATAGGGGATAGAGAATGGCATCAACATTAACAGTAGATAATATCGTAGGAGCAACCACAGCAGCAAATGTTAAGTTGCCCGCTGGTACTGTTTTGCAAACACAAACCTTTCAAGGTTACAATGGAGATGGTACTCATACTAACTTCTCAATATCTTCAACAACTCTTGGTGCAACTGGCGCTGCTGTATCAATAACACCAAAGTATTCCTCTAGTAAAATTCTTGTTACCTTTCATGGACAAGGATTTTATCAAGATGGGGTTGTTGCTAACGCAGTTAAAATGGCATTATATAAAAGTGTATCTGGTGGTGCGTTTGCGGCTGTTCCTGGCCTCAATGCTGGTCAAGTTGGTAGACACATTGCATATTTCAATGCTTCTACTGCTTCATCATTGTTTCAATGCTCTTTTCAACATTTAGATTCGCCTGCAACTACAAATGCATTAATTTATAAAATATATATTGCAAGGTTAGCTAGTAGTGGGTATGGAAGATTCCTTGCAAATGGAGATGATAGCTTTAGTATTACTGCACAGGAGATTTCGCAATGAGTAAGTTAAATGTAAACACAATTGCAAATGTGAGTGGTACTTCAGCACTTACAGTTGATAGCAGTGGTAGAGTCTCAAGGCCAAAAACACCATCTTGGTTTTTCCATGTGGGAGATGGACATAGTGCTTCAACCTCTTTAGTTGCAGACCCCTTGATTTGGGGGCAAAAAATACAAGATGATGACGGGGCTGGCGGAACTATGTCAAATGGCAGTACCTCAAATATTACCATACCTGTAAGTGGTCTTTATTGGATCGGTTATGGTGGAATAAAAGGAGACTCTACTAGTGTGGGAAGAATGTCAATGGAAAAGGTCAGTGGAACTGGTGATGATAGTTTTGTACAATGTAGAGGTGAAGAAAATTCACCATACGCTCAAATGGTAGCCACTCAAGTTAAATATTTGTATGCTGGTGCAGTGTATAAAATAAAGACAACTAATGCTGGAATGTGGGCAGGGGGTTCTGACACGACAACTGGTTTCAATGACCCATACTGGACAGGTTATTTGGTGGGATAAAAGAAAATGGCAGATGTAACACAAACACTTCAAGAATTAGGATTTGACGAATGGGTTCTTAATGGTGAACCCACAAACGCAGAAGAATTTGCAGCAATGTTCCGTAAGGTAATAGGTGCAAACGATAATGGTACTGCAATTCTATCAGACAACTCTGCCGACTGGCCAGAAGGTTTGACATGGGATGCAGTAGAAACTAAACTTAAAGAACTCAATGATGCAGAACCTTTGAAGTTTCTTAGAGAAGAAAGAAATAGGTTAATTGCAGAAACAGATTGGTGGGCGAGCTCAGACTTGACTATGACAGACGCACAAAAATCTTATAGAGAAGCACTTCGTGATATTACAAAGGAATATAGTTCCTTGGATGATGTCGAATGGCCAGACAAACCATAGGTATGAAATGTCAAACCAAACTGATATTCTAGATAATGTACTTGGTATTACAGATGTAGTAGAGAATACAACAAAAGACGTAACACCAACTAAACCAGTTCTTGTTCCGGCAACAACTGGTACTGAAGCAGATATAGATAATGATTATAAATATCAGAGAGAAAACTTTTACAATCTGATAGAAAGAGGACAGGATGCAATTGATGGTATCCTAGACCTTGCAAGAGAATCAGAACATCCTC